CACCATAAAAATTTAATGCACTGTTTCCCACGATTTCAATTGTTCCAGATGATAAAAACTTTGCAATTGCGTCACCGTTAACCTCAATATTTTTAGATTTAATGGTAATCTTTTCGTTAGACTCAATGTTGATGTGACCATTCTTATTATTAAATCCTGTTGCTTTTAAATCAATATTTTTCGCTTCTAACCTAATTCTACCCTTCGGTGCTCTAAGAACTATATCACCTAGGGCAGCATTTAGCATATAAGAAACATCATTAACGGGAACTTCCCCACAATGCACTTGATATACTCCAGGACATCTATTAATAGTGCCTCCCTTCATTTTACCAGAAGACATCAACATTGTATAGTGTTCTGATGCCTGACCTGGGTGTCCATTGCGAATTAAGACACCAGCATAAGTTGAGTTTGGATTTATATGTCCAAACTTAATATGTCCAAAATCGTTCCCCAACACGATTGGGTTATGTATTCTTGGTTCTGCCATGGTTTATTACTTTAATATCCGTATCCGCCGCCACCTGATGGTGGAGATGGAGGTGGAGGTGACGGTGGAGATGGTGGTGGGGGAGATGGGGGAGATGGGGACGGAGACGGAGACGGTGAAGACGGTGGAGATGGTGGTGATGGTGATGGAGACGGTGGTGCTGGAGGAGCAGAAGATGCTGGTATTGGCGTAGTTGTAGGTTCAAGCGGTGGTGCTGGTTGATTATTGCTTACTATCGTTGTTGCACCATCAGATACTGCAAATTGTTGTGATTGTCTTCTCAATCCGTCCAATACACCGACAGTAGATTCTTCAACCGCAACGGTCTGTGGAGTGCTTCCAATAACTTGAGCTAGAACACCATTTTTCCAAGCAAATCTATCATCATAATATACTAAACTTTCAGCTGCTGTCTCATAAATGTATGGATGTGGTCTGCCTTTGTAAGACTCATGTGTCCTACCAGTCATCTTACGTCCCATATGAGTATGGAACGGACCATAATAAGGTTTTCCATTGACAAATCCAACAAATAATTGATCATCAATATTACCCACACAATCAACAACCCTGATAACATTCCGAAGAATATCATCATCATAGAATGTTCCCTCAGTATCATCACCAATTCTTTCTACGCAAAGAACTGGATTTAAAACAGCATTGTAACCTGTCTCAGACTCAATATAAATTTCTGGTCTCTCTACAAATCCTCTACCTGGTTTTACTATTTCTATAGAATCTAAAACACCAAATGGTCCAAATTTAGGTACTACTTCTGCACCATTACTAGGTTTGATTACAATTTTATCACCATCAGAATAATTTATACCAGAATTCTCAATATCAATTCCACAGAGAACCAAAATGACAGGGTAACTACCCACATTTAAAGTGGGGAATGCATTTATATCCGTCTCACCATTCAATCCCGTTCCTGGTATCGTGGTTATTCCCTTTATTCTTCCGATTCTATCATCTATAGATTCACCAATACCAGAATCATTAATACCACCATCGGTATTAGAACCACCACCACCGCCACCTGGATAAATTCCAGGTGTAATTGTGGGTCCATCATCGTCATCATCGTCACCAATGATCACGCGATCATCAGGTGTAATGATAATGTCTTGGGGAGTATCATCTCCTGCTCCCCCATCATCACCATCATCAATATCACCACCATCATCAATAACATCATCATCAATAATTGGAGTTGGATCAATTATATCATCAGGAGTTCCTGGGGGATACTTCTCCCATCTACCATCCCCTCTTTTAACAATTGTCCAATCCTTTGGTGCCCAAACTCTACCATCTCCACCCAGATCACCATCTGGTCTCGCAATAAATCCAGATCCAGAGTCTTCAATTACAACTCGTTTAACTCTTAATGTTGGTTCTCCATCATCACCCACTCCACCATCTCTTTCCATCTCAACTTTGGCACGGACACCACTGCCTTTACCACAATTGTCAGATATATCTACAAACGGTGCTTTACTATATCCCAATCCAGGAGCAATAAGATCAACTCCAAGTAAATCTCCTGCAGCACTAACTATAGCGTTTCCTCTCGCTCCAGATCCGCCACCTCCCCAAAAAGTTATATTAGGAGGACCACAAAAAACAGGACCAATATTACAACTATTTGCAGCATTAACTGCACCACTAATCAGACCACCAAAATCAATACTAGTAAGATTATCAATGTCAACCAAATTTGCTGCATTAGCAGCTAAACTTTGAGCATTGTTAAGGATACCCTCAATATTGAACGTTGCTGGAGGTTTTGAACCCTCAAAAATATTCCACTCTTTTGTCTCTGGGCATTCTTGACTCTCTTCACAAGCAAGAAATCCAGCAATTTGTCCCAGAATACCTAAGATAGATCCAGCAATACTAAATGCACCACCAATCAAAGAAGATAAAGAGTTGATAATAGAATCAATAGCGCCACCCAGAGCACCAAGAACATTACCAAGAAGTGATCCAACAAAATTTTGAACAGCACATGCAGGAACGTTAACGTATCTATCCAACATCTGTCCTAAGAAGTTGCCAACAAGACCTTTCAAATTGCCAATCATTCTGTTGAATAGACAAACAATCAATTCAATAAGTGCGTCTTTTGCAACTTTTGCCTTGTCTCTATCTGGCGGATTGATTAATTCATAAAGTTTTTTAGTCTCTTCATTAATCTTCTCTTCAACAAATTTTCTGATTTCTTTAAATAAATTTTTTAATCCAAGAGATACAAACTCAGATGCCTCGGCAATTTTTTCTTGAATCCACTGCTGTTTTTCAGAGATCCATTCTTGAGCAGCATTCTCCCAAGTACTAAGTTGATCTTGTGCTCTTTCTACTTTCGCAATCAACTCTTGCATAGACTTCTGAATAGAAGTCATAGGAACCTTCTCACAATCTGTAGGAGACTCTAAAGAATATGCAGGTTCCGCCATCATTGTCTTATCAGACAAAGATGCCATATTTGGGTAATATAAACCTTCAAGAGGTTTACCTGGAGAAAGAGGAATAGAATAACCAGATACTAAATCAGTATCAGTATATCCAGAGTATGGTGAATTTCCTTTATTCTCTGCTTGAGTTTTTGGAAGAAGTAGATGATCGTTATTGATTAGAGTACCAATATGCATTGGACCCCTCTTATTAACAGGATCAATCCAAATACCCCAGATAATACTCCCCTGAGTAATGCCAGGAGACAATCCTGTCATTTTATGCCCACTACCAGCAGAGGTTCCGTTGACTTGAACCCAGGGAAGCTGATCATCAGGATATCTGCTCTTATCTTCGTTATGAACTCCTTCAATACGAACTTTGACTCGATACCCATGATTTTTGACACCTTCTCTACCACCAAGCAATTGATCATCTCTCTCCCACACTTCTCTAGGAGCGACGATACCTTGCCAGTAATTGTAAGGATTACCCTCTAATGGAGAGTTTTCATGAGGTCTTCGAGCCATTTCAATTCAAATCAATTATCGTGAATTTTACACTCAGGTGCGCCAGGTTCTTGATCACAATACAGTTCCAGTGGAGTGGGATCATGATGATCACCCGCTTCAATTTCTTCCTTGTGGTTATCTACCCAATCTTCCAAATCATGAAGTTCTTCTTCGATGTGACGACGCTGTTGAGGAGAGGTTGTAGGATCTTCAAGAATCCTCTTATCCTTCTCAATGTGAGCTTCGATGTTTTCCATAATAGTTGATGGATTTACTTGTATTTATAGGTATTATAGATCGGTTTTAACCCCTTGTCATCTAAAACAACTTATAATCGTTAGGATTGAAGTCAGGATCATCATATTGTGGGGTTAAATCAACATTACCAACAGAACTTTGTGTGTGATCTACAACATTAGCAGGGTATCTAACTTCTCCCTGTCCAACAGTATCTGCCCAATTACTATTAACAGATCCAGATCCAGAAGATTCTTGATTCTTTGGTTTTCTTCCATAAGAATCCCTAATCAAGTGCATTTTAGTAAATGTATGTTTTGGTGTCAAATGTGTACAAACATCACATACAATGTAAAGTCCACTCAATTCTTTATCTACACCAGTCTCATCTTTTGCACTCTGTTCTGGGAAGTCACAATGAACTAATTGACCTGCTCGTATAGAATAATCACCAGCAATAACAATATCCAAACTCAAAGTAAATAACTTATTGTATGTCATTGCAGATTGTGCTACGACATCTTCTAAAACTGGATTTGATTCTGTCTGCTTCTCAATCTGTTCCGTTACATTTCCTGAGGGCAATTCCCCTTTATGGTCCCTTCTAGTAATTGTTCTTGATACTGGGGAATTAAAAACGTTTATAAAATCCTCATACAATTTAGGGAACTCAAATCCACCATGAACTTTTTGCTCATCAGATTCAACTTCCTGTGCTATGCTATTAAACATTTGAGTGTAAGTATCAAATGTTTTTAATTTGGTTCCGTAACTACCCGCTTTGAGATTCTGACTTACATTTATTGCTCTACTTGCATCAAAAGAAACTATTTTTCCATCATACCCTGTCGCTAACTCTGTGGTGGAATTATATAAGTAAGACTTATAATCACCCTCACCATCATCAAATAGGTTATCTATAGATCTAAAGTTAAAACCTTCATAAGTTTCAAAAAAGAGATATCCTGCAGTCTTTTTAGATGCCTGAGATATTCCCTCAACAGCCATCCTCATTATGACTGTCATAGCTGAGTCACCCTTTCCTTCATAATTTACATTATTTGCAGTAGCATCTATGTTAATATTCTTACTGGTTTTCAAATATTCATTTAAAATAAGAGATACAGACTGACTAAGTTCTCCATCAAATCTTTCTTGAACAGTAGTTGATTCCAACCTATCTGCTATTAGTTCTCTGGATACCAAATCAATAGTATAAATTATAGATTCGGACGAGGACATTACATTTCTTATCTCAAGAATGTAAAGAGCATTGTCTCCAGCATATACCAACCTATTACCATAAGTATCTTCAACAGTAATATGTACCTTTTCGGATCCAGTCAGCTTCAACTCCTGTAAAACAGATACACTACTTTTTCCACCAGAATCACTTCCACCAGTATCTACTATTACTGCAGTAAATCTAACAGAGCGATCAAGTATACTCTCATAATAATCACATACAACTACACCAGCAGAGACATCAGCAGTCTCTCCTCCCTTTGAGAATATCTCAAATTTACTAATATTACCAGCTTGTGAATTTTGAAGAGGTGTCGCCATTTTACGCAGATATTACGGGTTGTTTAGTAGTGACTGGTCTACCACGATGATTTGTCCGTGTGGTGGTCACCGTTCTGGTTACAGGAACCTCCTTAGTGATGACCGCAAGTTGAACGCCAGTTTGTTCATATGAAGCATTTGATGCTACATTTGAAGATGACAGATTTGTATTAAGACTGGTCTGTATCGCTTTTGGCGGAGTTAATGATGCACCATGATTATTTACCCATTCAATAGGATCAATATAACTGCTGAATTGTCCATTTGAACTTGGTGCTTGTTTAGATATCTCCCAATGTAAGTGAGGACCATACTTATCCAATCTACCATAACCAGAACCACCAACTTGACCAAGCAATGCTCCCGCTTTGAATTTTTTACCCACTCCTAATGCAGGTGGTCTATCTAAGTGACCAAAGAAGTGATAATGTCCATTTTTATCATCCTTCCATACAATCCAATATCCATATCCAGCATCACCTTTACCACCAAGCACATCATTTACATGTGTAACCTCACCATCTAGATAGGCATACATTGGTGTGCCCGTTTTGGCAGCAATATCCAATCCATTATGTTGTCTAGTTCTACCATTCAGAGTTCTCTCTCCAAAAGCAGAAGATATTGATGCTCCAGATCCTTTTGCGAACGGAGTAATGGATACACTTGTTGAAGCATTTGGATTTGCAACATTCCCCGCACCTGTGGTTCCAGTAGCAGGCATCAAAGCTCCTGTTCCACCTGCTAAAGGAATACCCTGAGATGCTTTCCTATTTCCCCTCCTAGCTTGTCTTGACAATCGTGATGCCTCTGCCGAACTACGAGCAGTACTTGGATTAGCTGCTGTTGCTGGTCCAAGCACAGTTTTCTCAGCAGTTGTCTTGATATCATTAAGTACACCATTAGCAACCGTAGTAGCATCACGTACTAATGCAGATTGAATCTTACTAGTAACTTCTCTAAGTCTTTGTTGTGTCTGTGCAGGATTTTCAACAACCATTCCACCAGACTGCAACTTTTGAAGAAGTTGTCTCAACATAGTCATAGGAGCTGGCAAGGCAGCATCAAAAAATGTAGTGAGATTTTTAGCAATATCACCAATAACTCTTCGATCTGGTTTTTTACCTGCTAATAAATCAACACCAAGACTCATGATCTTGGATACCATACTATTATTTCTCTTGTTTAATCTCTCTCTAGCCTTTTTAATTAACTCTAAAGGACCACCTTTTTTAACTATACCAAATATTTTTTGGAATATAGTTCTCTTATCTTCTCCTGGATCGTCCTTTGAGAGTTCTCTTTCTGCTGGAGTTTCCTGCTTATTAACATTAAACTGCTGTACTCTCGCACGTCTTATTCTCTCACGCTCTGCCTCTTCCTGTTTTTTTACATCTTCATCGCCAATAGAACCACCTTGCGCCTTTGCTTCAACACTTTCAGCACCCTCTCCACCAGATTCAGTGCCAACAAGGACATTATAAAGACTTGCACCAATTTGATCTCCAATAATACCACCAATTAATCCACCAATTGTTGCCCCTGCACCACCAACAAGCAAGTTACCAACAAAAGGAACAACAGATCCGACAATACCACCAATAGCACCACCAAGGAATGATCCAAGTGCTTGTCCTACCCCTGCACCCACAGCAGCAGCTGCTGCTTTACCAACTGGTTCTTTAAATACTAAGGTTCTGATACCAAAGTCAATTAAAGGACCAACGATTGGAATTTTGCCTGCAATCCTACCAGCACCTCTGGCAGCAACTCTTCTAGCTCCACCACCAACAACCTGCCCAAATCTATTTTTAGCAGCATTTGCACCAAATCTACTGGCATATCTCTGCTGTGCAGCTCTAGTAGTATTACTTGCCTGCTGAATCCTATCAAGTCTCCTTCCAGCACCTTCTCCAAATCTTTGTGCAAACTTTTTATCACCAAACCTTTGTCTATATCTTTGTTGAGCACCAGCATTTACTCTTCTACCAGTTCTGTCAAATCCAGGTTTTATTGGACCTCCACCTTTTTTACCACCTAAAGGATTACTACCACCACTACTAAGCATAGCAGCGATAATAGCAAGATTCATAAATTTTACAAATAACCCCTGAAAGTCTTTTAACTTTTGAGCGGCATCCTCACCAAATAAATCCTCAGTTATCCCATTAACTTTATCAACTACACCATATCCAATGTCAATAAAAGATACTAATTTATCAAACAGACCAATTGAAAAATCTACAATAAAATCAAATAGTTTGCCCAATTGAATGGCTTTGGCAAACGCGAGCATCTGTGGTAAAAAATCTACCAGCTTTATAAGAAGATATCCGCCAAGAATTTGCTTAAAAAAGTTTTTAATTCTTTCAAAAAATCCTATTTTTGGGAGAGACGGACGATCTTTCTTGTTTATTCTATCATCATCTTTTTTAGACTCCATAGAGTCTTCTCTATTCTTTCGTTTAAGATTCTCCTTATTTCTTCTCTGTAATTTTACCTTTTGAAGATTTATCTTTACAGTTTGTTTTAGAATAGTGTGTATTTTTTTGGTTGTCCCTCTTATTTCTGATACATCTTCATTAATTTTATCATCAATCTTTGTACCACTTACTTTAACAGCGGCATCGTCATCATCACCTGGTACAATATTAACTAATCCTACTACACCCTTTTCTTTTCTGCTAGGTATAATTTTTGCTGTTGGCAAAAATGTTGCTGCTTTTGCACTGACAACAATATTATCACCACTCTCAACACCAGGTAAAAGTTTAGCTGCAGATATTGCCATCTTACTCTACCCCCACTAATCCATACATCTCGATATTGGCAATTCTCTCTTCAGTTTGATAAAATGCTTCAAATGAAGGAATTTCTCTAGTTCCAGATCCAGTAGATCCCGTTGCCTTTGGACGAGGTAATTTTTGTGTCATAGCGGTGACATTCACAGACGGTTGTGGAGGTGGTGGAGGTGCTGTCATCGACGGACTAGGAGCGACAGTCGCTGTTGTTGCTTGAGGTTTGGGTTCAGAATCACTCTTAGGTAATACTCCAGTAAATACAGCACTAGTTTGAGGAGCAGCTGGTTTTGTGTTTGGTTGCTCCATTTCCCTCTCCTGACCTCCACCACCAAATAACGGTTCAGGTCTCATTTTTATAGATGGAGCACTAGTTGGTTTTTTCTGTGTTTTTGCTTTTGGTTTATCCATGGGTCCATCACCCCACAGCATTCCAGAAGAAGGTGGTTCAGATAGACGTTGTTCAAGAGTTTTACCATCCTTCTTGAACTTTGGATCATATGGATTGTCTAACCATCTTCTCTCTTGCCCAGATCCAATATCTGATGAGACCATTTGATATCTTGGTCCACCTGGATATCGTGACATGGGTTCCGTAAGAGCCACATGTCTTCCATTGCCAGTTTTTTCACCAACTTTCAATTCAAGATGGACTCCACCTTCTGGTTGTTTTACCAGTCCACCACCTTGTGCCATCATTATATTACCAAAGGGTGCCCATGATGGTTTATTTGTTCCACCACCTGCTTTATTCAAATTGAGGAAGAACGGAGCACCAAACTTATCTACTGCTTTTTTAGATATTACAACCTCTCCTGGTTGTGCAACAATCATTTGAGTATCTTTACCAGCTCCCCTCACCCTCTTGCCAGTAGAATTTTTAACTTTACCACCATTAGGCATTGTTCTCTTCTTGAGAAGAGTTCCGCCACCAGAATATCCAGCAACCTGACCACCACCACTATATCTTCCACCCAATACACTCATTGGATCGCCAGTAACTCCACCCATTTCAAGAGTGTCATTTAATTGCGTCTTACCCTCTGCTGCTTCTTTAGGATCTGCTGCAGGAGTATTTGCTTGCTGAATAGCACCCACAGCAGCAAGAGTAGGAATTAAAATTGCAGCACTCTTAAGTGGATTTGCTGCTATCAACTTAAGAAGTTTTGGTATACCCTTCTTAGCAATGGTAAATGTCAATTTGGCAATGGTTCCCATCACTGTTCTAACCAATCTACCAATTGGATTAAAGAACAGAAGATATCCAGCTAATAGAGCAGGCCACCAATCACCAATAAATCTTATGAGACTCTTTATCTTTTTCTGATTCTCTTCATTCGCCAACCAATCAACCAATTTTATTAAAATTCTTCCCAGCAATATCTTTCCAATAAAATCAATTATTCTACCAAGAAGATCGAATACTGGAGTCAGCATTCTTCTGGCAACTGCCATCGTCTTTTTGACGCCAGCTTCCAATAAATTCTCTCTATTTCCTCTACGAGTATTTTCTTTCTCTCTTCTCTCTTTTTGAAGTTGTTTACGGATAGCAGAATATTGACCTTCCATCAACTTCAGGATGGCATCACAAGTTTTGCGAATAGCAGCTACATTCTCCGCAAGCGTTGCCTTCCTCTTTCTCTTCTCTGGTGTTGCAGGAGGTAATAATTTTTGAGGTTTCTCTGGTTGACCAGTAATAAAATTCTTTGCTTTTATCGCTGGTGCTGTGGCAGTTCTAATTCTCTTCTTATTTACTTTAAATCTACCAACCTTTCCCTTTATTCTCTTAAATTCTTCTGCCAGGAGCATCTCCTCGTCCCTGGCAATATTAGACTTTCCTAAAGTAGATTTAATTACTTGCTCTTTTAAAAGAGACTGATACGTTCCATAATCAATATCAATAGCATCATCTAAACCAAGAATTCTTAAAATTCTTTCATCAACATCTTCACCAACGAGATCTTCTTCACCAACTCCTTCATAGAGTTTTTCACTAATTGTTAAAGCACTATTTGCCTTAGCAAGTCTTTCTTCAGTTCTTTTTACTGCTCTTTCAACAGCTCCCTCTACAGTGATCATGTCATCATCATCACCATACCCCTCAAACTCTCCCTCTGTTGTAACTTGAGGTGGTTCAGGTTCTGCTTTCTCTACTTTTAATTTCTTTGCTACAGGAACCTTTGGCGGTGCCTTGGGTTTTGGTGGTTCTTTGGAAGCATTCTCAACATAATATTCCCAAAGATATAAGGCATACTGATTAAAAAGATCAAACTCACTTATATTTTGAGGACTGATGATAGATGGTGAAGGATAATCTTTTTCTGACTTATCCCACTCTCTAAGAAATATATCTACTACTCGATCATAATCAACATCATAAGCATCCCCAATCAAACCCTTAGACCGCTCCATATAACTGGAAACAGTCTGTCTAAACCCATTCTTTCTCTTAACAATACGAGAATAGGGAAGAAATTCTGATATAAACTTGGGTAACTTATTCGCCATTAGCTATTTGCTCTTTGCTGATCAGCTTTTAGTTTTTCTTCTTCCAAATGAGCCTTCAACAATGAAACATAAACTTCTCGCTCCCATGGTATTAGATTTTCAATCTCAGTTAATGAGTATTTATGGTACTGCAGTAACGCAAAATTCAACTTATAATAATTCTCTAAATCCATGTGAGAGAGGGCTATGCGAAAAAACTCGACAATCCCTCAAGAACTACTGTGCTTTTTTTCTTAGTATTTGGATTGGTTACCTGAATCTCATGAGACAACTTAGGCATAGTCTCAAAGAATTTTTCAATCTTCTTGAACTGAGATGAATTCATCTGATCCAAAAATTCAACCACCTCCTTCTTAGTCAGGTCTTCAACTGCCCATGACTCTTCAGCAGTGAATACTTGACTAATACATGTAGCAATTAGATCAAAGGACTGTTCAACACTAATCTGATCTGTAAAATCAAAGTTACTCTTAATAAATTGATCCAATGATGGATACTTCATCTCCATCGCCAAGGTGTCATCAATTTGAATATTTTTAGAGTGCTCACTATTCTTAAGAACATTAATTTGATCAATATCTATTTTGACAGGGACATATGTCTCCTCATCATCTGGACAAAGAACATTAACTTCCAATTCTTCACCCACAGATTTACCACGAATATTCAAAAAGAGATACTCAATATCAAATGTTGGTAGAGACTCTACAACAATACCTTCAGTTTTGATACAATTTTTAATTACTGTTTTAATAGCAGTTGTGATTTGCTTAGTATCTTCACTCTCTAATGCTAAAACAAGTAACTTCTCTTCTTTTACAAGAAATGGTCTATATTGAATGGTTTGTTCAGTGGAAGGCAACTCAAGTTCATATGTAGGAGTTGATATAGTAGGTAATGGCATAAATCAAAATCAGGTAGTGTTATTTATAGGTTAAAAGTCGAAATTAAAATCAGTGCTGAATGGTTGATATGTATTAAATAACTCGGCACTAGAGAACTCTGCTTGCAGAGCATTGGCATAACCTGCTCCATTACCACTGAAGTTTGAATCAATTCCCGTAAGGAATGGAATTTCTGGAATGCCTGGAGCAGTCGAACTAAACATTCTGGATGCAAATACATCGTCAGTTTGTCCCAGAGTTTGATCAATAAAATATCTTGTATAAGATAAAGATACAGTCACTTTCAGTAACTGAGAAGCTTCATATGTAACTGGAACACTATTGATAGATTTAGGGAATACATCTATAAAATTATACACCATTGCATTTGTTCCAAAAGAATTTCCAGATCCCAAATCCTTCTCAAATTTAACAATCTTCATTCCACCTTTATAATCATCAGGATATTTTGCTCTCTGATGTACTTTATTTGCTAATTGAGAATCAGTATAAGTGTCTTCCCCAACAATAAACTTCATCCAATAGTCAAAATATCTGATTTGTAGGTAATTGCTGTCTAAAGTAACCAAAAAAGTTAGTTCGATAGATTCATCATACAATCTTGAATATGCATGTCTCTCTACAATACCATGAAAATCTCTATTGGTCTCAACCGTGGCAATACTAGATCCAGGTAGAGATGCCTCTATACAAGTCAGTTCAAATAAATCCCGATCAAGTCCTGGTCTACCTTCACCACCAAGTGCGTTTGGAGATGACAATAGAACAGAATACACTGATGTAAACGCAGGATTTAATATCCTACTCTTCAGCGTATTCATTGATACGCCTGCATTAAGACCTACATTGAACATCTAAATAAAACTATTACATCTATATTATATGTAGCCAACTTATGGGAGAAAGTATTAAGAGTCGATACTATCCATCATATCCAAAAAAATATAAGGGTGATGCCAAGAACATTATTTGTAGAAGCAGTTGGGAACGTAAATTTTGTGCTTGGTGTGATTTGAATGCGAATATTGTTGAGTGGGCAAGCGAAGAATTCTGCATACCTTACATATCCCCCTTAGATAGAAGAGTACATCGTTATTTTCCAGACTTCTTAATCAAAGTAAAAGAGAGAGGAGGTACAACCAAAACTTACGTTGTAGAAGTTAAACCAAAGCGTCAAACTCAACCACCAAAGAGACCCAAAAATAATAAAGCAACCAAGACTTTTATTAATGAAGCAAAAACTTATGA